TCTTAGGCGTGAATACGAATCTCTTGTTAATGCTCAAATAGGTGATGACAGCGGCATCCTACCAAAGGATGAACTTGGTAGACCAGACAAGGATGCTCTTGCCAGAAGAAGTTCTCGATTAGGTGAGTTGGCGGTAGGAATTTACAATCAAGATAGTTCCTTTGAAAGCCCTTACATGAATAGCTTTGATGAGATTGGTCGAGTAAGAGGTCAACCTGCTCCAACTGAGTCTTGGGGAGGCGAGACGGCTAGGAAAGGAAGGGAGATTGATGCAGCAAAATATGCTGAAGCTCGTGCAAGAAATGATGGAAGCTTTAATCAAGCACCCCTACCACCACCACCACCACCTTCACCTTCAGCGCAAGAAGCGCGTGACTCCTTTACTCCAAGAAATATTATGGGTCCGTCTTACAATCCTGCGGATCGTGAAGCTTATGCGGCCAAGGTTCAAGCGCAGCGTGATGCAATGAAACCTGGTGGCAATATTAAATCGCAATATCCAACAGCAATGAACCCAATGTCTGCTATGCCACAAACTCAGTTTGGTGGTTATGGTGCCCAGATGCCTATGCAGGCATTGAATCCATACGCAGGCATGGCAACTCCTAACAAAAAAGTAGATTTTTTCCCTGACTATGTTGATCAATCCACCCTTATGGATGGGCAGTCTAGAAAAACACCACCTAAGATAACTTAATGGATTCAATATCTTTAGCGTCATACATATACAAAAAGATTAATCAATTTGAGGAATCTCATGTTGACTACATAACGTCTGGCCATGTTAAGAACATGGAAGACTACAAATTTGCGATGGGTGAATTATCGATGCTTCGCACCCTTCGTGAGGAACTAAAAGAAGCGTTGCAGATTGAAGGAGACCCCCTCGATGAGTGATCTATTATTAGATTCCATCGCAAAACCGTCCGTATTGGGCGCATATGTGAGTGAAGAAGAGAAGGTATTAGACCCTTCTGTGCTAGACAAGTCCTTGGTTGAAAGAATGCCAAACCCTTCTGGGTATCGTTTATTAGTCCTACCTTACAAAGGTAAAGGGAAAACTGATGGCGGTATTCAATTAATTCAATCTACGCTAGATAAAGAAAATCTAGCCACATCTGTTTGTTATGTAATGAAAATGGGGCCATTGGCTTACAAAGATTACGACAAGTTTGGTGATGAGCCTTGGTGTAAACAGGGTGATTGGGTTCTTATTGGTCGTTATGCAGGTTCACGATTCTCGCTAGAAGATGATCATGAAGTTCGCATTATTAACGACGATGAGGTTATTGGAACTATTCTTAATCCAGATGACATTAAGTCTGCATAGGTGAAACATGAGTGAAGAAACATTAACAGAGGCGTTGTCTAAGTTAGACGATGATAGTTCTGTAAGTAATGCTGCAGTGCCTTCGGGTCGCAGAGTTGAAGAAGATGTTCAAGAACAAGACGCAATAATTGAGTTTTCAGAAGAAGAAGTTGAAGGTATTGAGCCTGTAACAGACGATTCTGTTAAAGAAGATTTTGAAGCATCGTATGATAATGCTGAAGAAGAACTCTCTGAGGCTGAAGTAAAGGCAAAGACCGCGCAAGGCAGAATTAATCAAGCTGTTAAGCAGGCTAAAGAATATCAGCGCAGGGAGCTGCAAGCTCTGCAGTTTGCGAAAGAATTACGGGATAAGAATCAACAACTGTCTGATCAACTGCAATCTACTCAAACATCAAGTGCTGAACAAAACCTTAAGATTCAAGAAAGCTATGGCAATGAGTTTGCTACTCGTGTTGATACTCAAGCTGAAGCAGCAAAGAGAAATCTTAAAACTGCGTATGAGTCAGGTGACCCAGAAGCAATGGCTGACGCGCAGCAACTTATTGCAAGGGCGGAAGCTGATAGAAGTTCTTTGGCTAAGTATCAGCAGGAACTTGAAGATTACAAGACGCAGTATTCAGATTGGCAAGAACAGCAACGCTACACTCAAGAGCAAGCGCAGCAACAAGTTGAGCCTGAATATCAGCAGCAATATCAAGAGCCGCAATACCAACAACCTTCAGATAAGTCTCAGGGCTGGGCTACAAAGAATGAATGGTTTGGTAAAGATAAAGTAATGACGAATGTAGCGTTTGCTATTCATCAAGATCTTGTTGATCAAGGTGTTGACTTAGAGTCAGATGAATACTACGCTCAAATTGATTCTCGTATGAGATCTGAGTTACCTCAGAAATTTAACGAGCAAAATTTCGCGGGAGGCAATCAACAATCCGTCCAAACGGTTGTCTCTGGATCGCGCACGACCGGAAGTGGACGCAATCAAAACTCTCGTAGAGTTGCACTGAACCCAAGTGAACAAGCATTAGCAAGGAAGCTTGGAGTTCCGTTCAAGGAATACGCAAAACAGAAGATGAGGTTACAACGATCATGAGTGACGAGCAAAAGGCAGGCTCTGATAGAGCACCCAGAGGTAGCGGTGGAAGAGCGGCTACCGAAGCTAGAAAACCATGGCGTAGACCTCAAGCATTGGAAACACCAGAGCCGCCTCCGGGCATGAAGTATCGTTGGGTGAGAACCCACATGCGTGGTGAAGCAGATAAGACCAATGTCCACATGAGACTTCGTGAGGGGTACGAACCTGTACATCCTAGCGAGATCCAAGGCTATGATCTCCCCGTCTTAGACGAAGGAAGTCATGCTGGTACTGTGGGTGTAGGTGGTCTGATGCTTACCAAAATACCTGAAGAAACGGTGAACGAAAGAAATGCTCACTTTGAGCAGCAAACTAATCAACAGATGAACGCTGTTGACAATGATTTGATGCGCGATGAGCATCCTGCTATGCCAATCTCTAACGAGAGAAAGACGCAGGTATCATTTGGCAGAGGTAAGAAATAACCTCTTTTTGATTGTGTTTAACAGGAGATCCAAAAATGGCTAATCAAGATGCCGCATTTGGCATGCGTCCAGCACGGATGATAGGGGGAGCACCCTTCACTGGCGGACAAAGCCGATATCGTATAGCTAACGCTTACAATACAAGCATATTCCAAGGGGATATGGTCGCACAGGTAACTGGCGGCGGAGTTGAAGTACACGCTGACGCAGGCACAGTGCCTATCGTTGGTGTGTTTAACGGTTGCAGCTATACCGATCCAACAACCAAGAAAACTACATTTAGCAATTTCTTCCCTGCAAATACTGCAGCGGCAGACATCATTGCGTTCGTCATAGACGATCCAATGGTTGTCTTTGAAATCCAAGCTACTATTGCATTCCCGATTGCAGACTTGTTCGGCAACTTCGATATCGTTTATACGACAGCGGGAAGCACATCAACTGGCATTTCTGGTGCCGAGTTACAGGTAACAGATGGTGGCACTGCCACTTCACTTGCTCTTAAGGCAATTGATATATCTGAAGATCCTGAAAACTCAGATGTGGGCGCAGCACATACCAATGTGTTGGTAACTATTCAAAACCACTTGTTCGGCGTTAAAGGCGCTGGTCTAGCTTAAAGGAGTTAATTCATGGCTATTTCAAGAGCACAATTAGCCAAAGAGCTAGAGCCTGGCCTCAATGCTTTATTTGGTATGGAATACGCACGTTATGAAAACGAGCATGCCGAGATCTTTGAAACCGAATCTTCAGACAGAGCGTTTGAAGAAGAAGTACTGATCGTAGGCTTTGGTAATGCACGGGACAAGTCTGAAGGTCAAGGTGTCGGTTACGACTCTGCGTCTGAAGGTTTCACCGCTCGTTACACACACGAAACTGTTGCACTGGCTTTCGCTTTGACGGAAGAAGCAGTAGAAGATAATTTGTATGACCGCCTAGGCGCTCGTTATACAAAGGCTCTTGCACGCAGCATGGCACACACCAAGCAAGTTAAAGCTGCTAACGTATTGAACAATGCGTTCAATTCTAGCTTTGCTGGCGGTGACGGTGTTGAGTTGGTTGATGATGCACACCCCTTAGCTGGTGGTGGTACATTCTCAAATCGTCCTTCAGCGTATTCAGATTTGAACGAAACATCTTTAGAAGATGCTTTGATCAATATCTCTACGTTTGTTGATGATCGAAACATGATCTTGGCTCTGCAAGGAACCAAGCTTATTGTTCCACCTCAACTTCAGTTTGTTGCTGATCGTCTTTTAGACACACCAGGGCGTGTAGCTACAGCGGACAACGACATCAATGCTCTTAAGAACATGGGACTGTTGCCACAAGGCTACGCAGTAAACCATTTCTTAACAGACACTGATGCTTGGTTTGTCTTGACTGACTGCCCAGATGGTCTAAAGCACTTTGAACGTAGCCCGATCTCTACTTCTATGGAAGGTGATTTCGACACAGGCAACGTGCGATACAAAGCTCGTGAACGCTACAGCTTCGGCTTTAGTAACCCACGCGCAATATTTGCATCACAAGGCGCGTAATTGTTTCATGTGAAACAATAAAGGAAGGGGCACTTGTTGCCCCTTTTCTTTTTGTGCTGTATAAATAACCTATCCCTGACAGGTGCATACCGTGCCTGACATTAGCCACGACAGGAGATACTCATGGCGAATACAACTTTTACGGGCGTAGTCCGTTCTCAAAACGGCTTCTCAGACATCACTATTGCTGATTCTACTGGAGCAGTCACAACAAATTCTACTTACGGCACTAACGCTTCTATAGGCGGCACCCTTAATGTA